TTATTCAAGACAAACTCTTACACCCTACCCAAGCAAATTCCTAACCTGACTTAAACTGACCCTTCACTCTACACACTCTACACTCTGCCTTGATGTCCTTCACCACTTGCTGACTCCACGAGAATACGAATCCAAACAAAAAGCCGAGCATTATAATATTACTGGATATATTTAGCCACAACGTAATCCGCAGTTTTGCCCGCACCTTCTTTCTTAACCAACGCCTTCATCTTCTTCACGTAGTCGTCCAAGTTGTAGCCCATTCGCATCATCTCAATACGCATTACGCAGTGCCGACCGCACGTCTGTATCTTGGGATTTAGCACCTGAAACTTGTGAGTATTGTGTATAACATTCCAGCCCCGTTCCTTCGCATCATTCATCAAGCGGGTCATCTCATTAGAACCTTGTCCCAGAATGAGTCGCATCATTCGTGGTATAAACTTCCAGTCAGTGTCCCACTTCTCTTTGTAGCTGTTAAAGTATTCAATCGTCTTGCCGTATCTCATCACGCAGACCCAGTGCCCGCTGTTGTGGCTGTCTTCAATAAGAATAATTTGAAAGTCCTTATCCTTAGGCAGTAGGTCTTCAATCTTGTTATATTTTGACAACTCGCTATACTTCATTACGTCGTCGGGTTTGATAGAAAGATACTTTTCTAAATCCTCATTACTCATCGGTAGTCCAATTCTCTTTTCAATGTCAGCCATCTTTATATAAGATTAGATTATTCTTTCGTTTGTTTAGCAAAAATATAAAATATTGTGATAATATAGATGCCCCTCTGGATTAACGATTATAACTACGGCGTAGCCCAAGAACGAAAAGTTCTGCCTATCATTAAGAACTTCTTTAACAAGAACATTCAGCAATCTCCCTCACGGACCGCCAAACACGACTTCTTTGACGATGAGAGCAATCTCTACGAATTAAAGTCAAGAACAAACTCATTAAGAGCGTATCCAACAACGATGATTACTGAAAATAAAGTGGTAGGCGTCACAGACCCATTATACTTGCTCTTTAACTATACGGATTGTTTAGCATTCATTAAATACGATGAAGATGCTTTCAAGAACTATCCCAGAGAATTATTCGGCAGAGCAAGCGGTGGTCTCGCAAACGTTCCGCAGCCACACATTAAAATCCCAATAGAGCATCTCTCAGTTATACAAAAGTGGTAGATATATCCGTTACAAAGATAATAACTGATATATCCGTTAGATTATTTCACGATATTCTGTGTAATAACCTAATATACACAAATAGATTATTTCAATATATCAAATTATATACACTTTTAGATTATTTCAATTCAAATATCGTAATAATTTTAAAATTATATCAAGTAATAATCTATTCTCCTATATAATGAAATAATCTAACTATATTATATAGATTATATCAACACTTTCATTGAAATAATCTAAAAAAAAGGGCTTGTAGCCACAATCTTTGTTTAATATATTACTAATATTACTAATAATCTACTCTACTGGTTCCTCATCGCAATTTATCCCGTCAATAAACTCACAGACATCGCCCCACGTCCAATCCTTCTCCTTCTCGTCCTCTGCCTCCGTCAATTTCTTAACTACCTCCCCGTCCAACTTTTCCCACTTTGTCTCCCCTCCCAACTTGACGAATCTCTCATCTCCAATCTCCACTCTCATTGTCGCCTCTTGAAAGAACTGGCGTGCCTCGTCCTCCGCCTCCTCAATCTGCTTGTCAGTCGCCTCTTGCTTAATCTTCTTCGGTAGTGAGTAGTCGGGGTCATCGCACTCACAGCGGTCCCACGCACAGCCACAATCAAAGCAACTATCCTCGGCGGTCAGCCAGTCCTCGGTCTCGGGGTCGTAGATGACCTTGACTCCGCAGTCGTCTTGGGATACTCTGTGTCCCCACCAAGATTGAGCTCGGTTGAACGCCTCCTTCTGCTCCTTCGCTTTTTTTTCGTTTTCTTCTTTCATTCTGTTCTCGCAAATCGCTAAAATCTCTTGCTCCCACTCCTTTTCCTCCCTTGCTTTCTGCTCCTCCTTTGCTTTTTTTTCGTTTCTGTCAAGCATTCTGTTCTCGCAAGGGGAGCAATACAGAATACCAGTTCCCTCCTCGTCAAACCACTCTCCGTTGTTCGTCTTGTCTCCGCACATCTCGCAGCACTCCCAGTCGTCCATTGATGAGTGGGAGCCCTCGTCGCAACGGCAGAACTTCTCCCCACATTCGCACTTTTCTCCCTTGGTCTCCTCGCTCTCGTCCTCTGGGAGATAGACCCCACTACGGAGACCCGCTTGAACTTTCTCGCACTCCGCACACTCGTCGCCATCTGTGCCCCAGAATCGCCAGTCCCCACACTTCTCGCACCACTGGGAGTCGCAAGTGATGGCGTTAAAAGCGTCCAGAACCAGAGCGTGATTCGGGTGGGTCGCATTCAACCCATTCGGCATCTCATCGCCAAAGTAATACTGATACACTGCCTTCAAGCGGGGCAGCGTCTCAGCCCACTCCTCTTCTCCAAAGGGGAGGGCATCATCGCCGTAATACTGGGCTCCAACGCACCTCGCAAACCAGTAGAACTTGTCATTCTTTTCGCTCATTCTCCCCTCCACCCACGCCCAGCACCCCTCACTCTCACCCACCACCTTCTCACCCCAGTTGATGAACTCCTCGTGATTCTTAAATGTTGCTGTCATTGTTGTTGTTGTTGTTAGATGCTTAGATTATTTTTGTCAAAATTGATTTCAATTTTTTATTCTTAATTAAGTGGAAATTAATTTAAAATACTATCTTGGATTATTTCCATTATAAAACCGAAATAACTTTTATAGATTTTTAGTTGCTATAAGTGGAAGATAATCTAAAATACTATTTTCGTGTGTGTTTTTATTTATTTCCACCACTTCCCAGTAAAAAAATTGATTGTAATTTCTGGCAGAGGTCTATAAGCATCAACACAACAATAAGAGCCCACAGCCCACAACAAGAATGACAAGCGTAATGAGTTTTGAGGAGAAGTGCGAGGCGTTCGGTTTCGCCAAGGCAGCCGAGATGATTAAGAACAGGGAGGAATACGTTGAGATGGTGTCCGTTGAGACCAACGAGGAGGGCGAACCCGTCTTCAACTTTGGCTGCGAGCGTGTCATTCCCACAACGACCGCTATTGACGGACACTACTGGTTAGAGACCGACGGCGTCATCAACGACCAGACCAGAGCCCTTGCGGTTATTAGGCAGTCCCCCAGCTGGAAAAGCTACTTGCGTGAGGACCCGAATGCGTTCTTCTGCTTTGAGTATCTTAAAGATGCGGCGATGGAGCAACGGATTCTCACCGAGGAGCTGGCAAAGGAACAAGAAAACTGGGGCGGGGTAGAGGCGTGGGAGAAAAAGATTTTAGCGATTTGCGGTAATCGTGGTGAGAGCAGTCAGTTCGTTCAGGGTGCGTTTGACTGCTTCCAGAACACCAGCTACGAATGGCTGAAAGGAGGTAAGAAAGGCGTGAGACGCTTCGGTTTGGTTGGCATCGCCAGCCCCAGATTCCAAGAAATCCACTGGATATTCGGGCACCCCGACAACAAGACCTACGACGAATGGCTGGTTAAGAACGGGCACACTGACAAGCACATCGCCCACACCCGTCGCACTCGCTTCCACGAGCACCCGAGAATCGTAGCCGAGTTGGCGAAACAAGTCAAGGCAGAGATGGAGCGTAAGGCGGTGGAGAAAGCGGCGGAGGACAAGCGTAAGGCAGTGGAGGCAGAGCGTAGGGCGATTGAACTGGTTGAGTTGGAGAAAGTAGCCCAGAAAGCGATGGACGCCCTACTCGCTGACCTTGACTTGGAGGACAAAAAGAAAGCAAACAAAAAGAGCAAGGGCAAGAGCAAGGGCAAGTAGATTTAGTAGATTATTATTCTGTAAGTTAAATTAAGCAATGAAACGCTTTTTTTATCTGTCGTCATTATATAAGATGTCCCTCCGCAATAGTTTAGGATTGAATGAAGACCCACTACCGATTGGAACGATTTTACCTTATT